TGCTCCTACTGCACCAATGGTTAATCCAGCTCCTACTACCCATTTAAACATCGGGCTTTCAGATAAAGACTTAGTAACAGAACCAATTGTATTTAATATCGGTTCTAATTTAGAAAGAGTATCTGTGATAACAGTTTTAAGTTTTCTAACAGAATCTTCAAACTTACGCTGTGCTGTCTCTCGTTTTTGTATTTCTTCTGTAGCTGCTTGTAGAGTTCCGAAGTTCTCTTTATCGGTCTTCATTAATTCTCTGGCAGCAGCAAGCTGTGCATCAGATGCTTTAGAAGCTTCTCCAGATAACTGAGTCATAGCTTCTTGGCGCATTAACATAGTACCCATCTGATCAACGTTCATACCGAATGCTTTAGCGAGGGATTCACGCTGAATAACATTCATGTTTTCGAATTCGTTGATGTTTCCGGCTTGAGCTGCCATCTCTTGCATTAGAGTAACTTCATCACCACGTAGTGCTGCTAATCTAGCTCTTTCAAGATTAAGATTCTTACCAGTAAGTACTTCTGCCTCTAATTCACTAGCAATAGAAGTTTCAAAGTCTAGTAGAGAGCTTGCTGTAGACTTTAACTGCTCTAATTCAATACCAAATCTTTTAGCTGTTGCTACAGCTTCTAAAAGCTTTTGTGGATTACGTCCTAAATTAACAAGAGTGGTTGTGGATAGTTTACCAATCTCTTCGTAAGCATCTTTAAGATTTAAGTTAATACCTAAAGACTTATTTAAAGGTGCTAATGAATTAGCTATTCCACTTCTAAACTCTTCAGAAGACACCCCTAATGAAGCAGCTGTTTGTGCTAATCTACCAGCAGAAGCTTCAGAGACACCCATATATTGAGTAATCTCAACAAAGTCTGCTGCCATTTCATCGCTATATAGTACATTCTGACCAATAGCTTTACCTAGAGACTGCTGTGCCTTAGTGAGTCTTTCAGCATCAAATCTAGTATTTGATCTTGAGAACTCTTCAAACTCTTCTCGCACTCCTCTAGCAGAAGACATACTTATACCAAACTGTTTGCTTAGTGTTACAGCTTGTTCGTTAGCGCCAAAGAGACCGTCTACTAAGGACTTAGCGGAGAAAGCTTGAGCTATTTTATTAAGTCCTGTAATTTCTGCTACAGCTTTTTTAATTTTATTGAGCTCTCCTTCACGTTCTTTTTGAGCTTTTTCAAGTATAGCAAGTTTCTTCTTTTCTTCTTCTAAGAGTTTTGCATCTATTTTTGCTTCTTGAGCTTTAGTTTCTAATACCTTAGATGCTTCTAAATTTTGAGCAGATAGAAGTTTAAATTTCTCTGTCTCGGCTTTATTACCAGCTTTAGTAGATGCGGCAGCTTTAGCCTCGTACTCTAATGCTTTTACTGTTGTCCGATTGGCAGCAGTTAAGAACGCATTTCTTGTCTTTAACGTCTCTTCGTAAGTCTCTGCTGCTGCTTGTAATTCAGCAATAGCAGATCGTCTACTACCGTACTCAGCAGTAATCTCTCTTTCTAGAGATAATATCTCACGTAGAGTTTTATCGTCAGGATTATATTTATCGTCTTCTGCCATAGAGGTATACTATAGTAATAAATAGGAAAGCCTCTATTTTGTAGAGGCCTTCGTAGTATAAGATGGTTGTCTTATTGCTGGTTTAGCTACTTTACTGGGTGGAGCGTTTAATTTCTCTACTCCGCGGCTTTTTTCAATAGCTTCCTGTTCTTTTTCATAATGGTCTTTAATCATGGCTGCTGTTAACCTTCTTAACCAAATAGGCATGTTATAGACTGTATTCCAGTCGTATCCTCCTTTACCGTGAAAGACTATTTCGTGTATAAGTTGAAATAATTGAGATCTATACTCAGGACTCAGGCCAAAAAAAGTTAAGAGTGATCGGTAGATCGACGTCCTCCTCTACGCCATTTACTACAACCGAAGTCATAAAGTTCACATTAGGCTCTAGCTCAGCATAATACTGTCTGAATGCTCTAGCATCTCTAGCTAAGAATGCGTTGTCTACAAACTGTCTGATATCTTTACCTTCTGTAGATCCGTTAATTGAGGTAATCATATGTTTAAGTCTTGTAGTAGCTTCAGCAATATTATCTTTATTGATCTTCTGTAGACCTTTTACTTCTGCTTCAATAGCTCTCTCGTCTTTATGAGTTAAAAGCTTAAATGTAAGTAGTATGTTTGAGGTAGGAAGTGTAAACTCAAATTCATTAACACCTTTCTTATATTTTGCCTCATCTAATGGCTTAGCATCAAAAGTACTTAAATCGGCAGTATGAGTAGTACCTCCGTAAGTAAATTCATAATCTTTACCGTAAGATAGAATTCTAGCTGCTAGCATAACAGCGTTCTTATCTCCAATAAGAATATCATTATAGTCAACATCTGTTACAATGAGAGACTGTAATAGCTTATCAATAACAAGGCCTTGTCTGATATAGTTCTGATTGGTTAAGATGTCTTCTTCCTTAGCGGTCATGTATTTCATCTCAATAGTACCGCTTGATAATGGGTGACCTTCTGGGTATAGTAATCCTTTGGAAGGTAATTCGATGGTTTCTGTAGGTAATTTAAAATCCATAAACTGTTAGTTAAAACGTTTATATATAAATATATCAAAATAAAAAACCCGGCCATATAGACCGGGCTTTCTTGTTGTTGACAAGGCGGGGTATTAGAAGTTTAATACGCAGTAGTCCATCGAAAGAACTAATTCTACGTTAACAGCTTGATCATTAGACCAGTCGTATTGACCGAAGTTAGAAGATACCGGGAACGCACCTTTGATAACCCATTCGCCTACGATATCGCCTACAGGGCCTAGGATCTCTAAAGTTACGTCTTTCTTATAGAAGTCAGCATAACCAGCTCTACCGGTTACTGATTCGTAGCCTAAACGAGCCCACTCAATAACGGCTTGTGCACCAGAAGGAGTGATTGGATCGTATAAAGATAGTGTCATGTTCTGCCACTCTCTCTTGCCGCGAAGCTTTCTATAAGTGTTAATGTGGTCAAGCTTCACTACACCGTCAGTGAATGATGGTGAGCTTACAGCCTTAACCATATACGATGGGATACCTTCGTATACGAAATAGAATCTATTCTGTACCTTCGGTTCGAAGGCTGTGAACATGATTTCATTTGGATCTAATGTAGGCATTGTCTAATTATTTTACTTTATTATAAATAGTTACGCTCCAAATGTTGCTCCTGTAGGTTCAACTACGAAGTCAAGAACGATAAATTCAGCAGTTCTAGCTGGTTGGATGTAGATCTGACCTACTAGCTGGTTTCTATCAATTACATCTGCAGTATTGTTTGTATCGTCCATGATTACGCGGAAGGCATATAAGCCTTGACGCTGTACTACATTCTCAAGATATGGATTAACAGCAGCTAAGAATCTGTTTCTTGTAGCGATTGTGTTCTGTTCGAATACTAAGTTGTTAGCTTGGTTACCAATGAATCTCTTAAGGGTAATAAGGAGACGTCTAACGTTTACTCTATCTAAAGCTGATGCTTTAGTTTGTAATGTTTTTTGTCCGTATGCTACAACACCAGAGCCTGGGAATGTAGCGATTGGGTTAACCTTACCTAAGTAAAGGCTATCTCTGTCAGTTCTAGAAAGCTTTCTTTCAGCTCTAACTACTCCAGGAATACCACCTCTAATAAGACCTGCAGGAGCAAACCATTCAGCAGATACTGCATCGTTGAATGCTAACACACCTCCCATTACAGAAGAAGCAGGTGACCAAATTTGACGTCCGACTCCTTGAGCTTGTACTTTAACCCATGGCCAATAAGCAGCTGCATAAGAGCTATTTAAATCACCAGCTTCAGAAGTAGCATTATCTACTGATGCTCCGTACTCTGTTAGGTCTGCAATATAGATTGCATCTCCTCTACCTTCTACTAAGTCAATAAAACTACCTACTGTAGTAGCATGGTGTTGTTGGTTGATACCTGGTGTTAGTAGCACGTTGAAGTTAAATGCTTCTTTATTAGCAAGTACTGCAGCGGCATTACTATAAGCAGCAACTGAGCCTGCACTTACTGCAAGACCTTGAGTGTTAGTACCGTTAATGTTCTCGAACCAGTTTGCGCCAGCTGGTGCAACGTTTCCGGTTGCGCCTGCAAAAGCACCGTGGTAAGAACCTGAGCCAACTGTAAAGTTGTCCCAAGTAGTTTTATATTCAGTTTTAGCAGTGCCTGCGTTATCAAAGTAATCTACTTGTTGTACTGCTACACTGCTTACTCTTACATAAGCTGATCTATTTGGATATTCACCAGACTCAATAATATCACTACCGTTTACAGAGTAAGAGATATCACCAATTCTCTTTGCAATATAGTTCTCTGCATTTGGATCTAAAGATAGGTTAGAGAATGTCTCTAAGATTACCTTGTTCTTACCAGTATCATCACCTCTACGTACAACTAATGTAAAGGTACCTAGAGTAGAATTCTTATCTGTGATTTCCCATCTTACGTTATCAGCAGTACCGCTGCCTAATGCACCGTTGCTATAAACTGAACTACCAGAGCTATTAGCGATAGTACCCTCTGCAAGAGTCTCTAATGTAAATAATGTAGTAGATCCTGATACAACGTCTGCAGAAGCAGGTCCAAAGCTGCCATCAGCAACTCTTGTTACTAATAATGAATTACCGCCTTGTTCGAAGAACTTCTCAGCAGCAACAGCAGTTAAGTGCTGGTAGTAATTAGAACCAGAAAGGAAACGATCTCCGTATACAGCAACGTATTCGCCGTAAGAGCGAACTACTTGAGGAATATCGATAGGTCCTT